AAACATATTAACTTAACTAATGAAAGGGGTCAAGATGGCACTAAGTAGAAAATACTATGAAGCAATAGCACAAGCAATAAAAGAATCAACACTAAAAGATGATACAATGTTATTACCAATAGTAAACAAAGTAAGTCTAATAAATAAGTTATCAAGTATATTTAAAAATGATAATGATTTATTTAGTTGTGATAGGTTTGTCGATGCTTGTTAAATAGTTCGCGGATTGTGTAGCAATAGCGCCTCGATTTATTCGGGGCGTTTTTGTTTGTAGTCCTTTTCTTTGATAGTCATCAAATTAAATTCATAATTATAAGAACTGATTGAAATCCGAATTTCAACCTCAAACCAACCCCCTAACCCAATTTTGGCGGGGGGTCGACTATAAAATAACACTCGCACACATTCTAACGCTATTTTTGAAACTATGTAACAGGCTGACCTTTTTCTTTATGTAATCCCAAAAAATATTTTGTAAAAAAATTTCAAAGTTGTCTTAGACTTTTCTTTATTATTAATTTCTTTTATAATATGGATATTATCTATAGATACTATCTCTAGTATATATCTCTATTATATAGATAAATATAATCAAATAAATGAATTATGCAAGGTTTTTATTTTTGGTAAAAGTTTTTTATATTACTTCATGGATGTAAAACTAATAAAAGGTGAAGAAAATTATTTATATGACGATGATGTTGAGTTTCGCGCATTCAATCCTGATGCTGAAATTGTTGGTAATTGGAGAGTGGGTGTTGCTCGTGATTGGGTATATACTGATGATGGATATGTTCTTCAAATACTTAAACGTAGCGGTTTAAAACATCCAGGCTACAAATCTCCTCGTAATGTTGTTTTGACGGTTTGTGGTTCTTATATTGTTGAGCAGAAGACACATCAAATATTGGGAGATAGAGGCGTTGCAAAGAACATTTTTTCATTTTCGGGTAACTATGATGCCATTTATGAACGAGCAAAGGATAGGAAGCTAAACAACCGTGAATTTCTTTTCGCTCAATACGTTGCAGCAGGTGAGGGTACGATTTCAGCGTATAAAAAAGCGTATCCAAAGGCGAAAGATGAAAATTATATCAAACAAAAAACGAATGTTTTATTAAAAAAAGAGGAAGTTAGAACTATGGTTAAAGAAGAGGTTAAAAAAATATTAGCAGATGAAGGCGTTTCACCTGAATGGATTGTTCAAAAGTATAAAATGATTGCAGATTTGTCTGATAGAGACACAGATAAGCTTCGTTCACTAGAAGCACTAGGTAAAATGTCTGGATTATTTGATACAGAAAAAAAACAAGAGCAATTAACAGTATTTCAAGGATTTACACCAGAACAAATGGAGGCTTTAAGTGGAAAAACACCAAATACAAAGCTCATCGCACACAAAGAAAAAGAACAAGACGAAGATTAAAGACCCTTGTCCTATTTGTGAGGAAGAATTGTATCATAATGAGCATTATTCTAAACGTGTAGGCTTATTTGACACAAATACTACTGAACATGACATAATTGGGTGGATGTGCCCTAGATGCAACAGTGAGTTTGATAATTTGGATAATATTATGTATATTTACGGCGAAGATTCAATGCAAGGAAATAGCTAAACAATTAGATATGGAGATATAATGGAAGTAAAAGATGCAAGAAACAGAAAAGAAGTAATGTCTATTCCAGGAGAACAAGTTAAATGGGCTGGCAAAAAAAGTAAGCCTGCTAAAAAAACAAATTCTGAAAGTAAAAAGGCAGCTAAAAATATAGTAAAATCTATTAAAAAAAATAATAGAAAAAATGCTAGAGCAAAAGCAAGAGCAGAAAGACAAGATGCAAGAGCAAAAAGAAAAGAAGCAAGAGCTTCAAGAAGAGCTGCAAGAAAAAGTAGAAGTGGTCAAGAAAGAGCTAATGCAATAAAAATGGGTAAATTAGCAAAGAAGAATGCTACTTCAACTACAGCAAAATCTTTAAAAGAGAAAAAAGAACTTAAATTAACAGGTAAAGTAAGAGTTGGTGCAAAATCAATTAAAGCTACTAAAGGCGGTGCTTATGCATCTTATGATAAAAAAAGCGCAGCAGCTGCATCTTTTAGAAAAGCTTATGCTAAAGCTAAAAAAGGCTCAACATTTACTTGGGACAATAGAAAATACAAAAAATAGTGAAAATTGTTTACACAGATTCAGTCACAGGTGAAGACAGACAGGTTACCTCTTTATCCTCTTGTTATGTTAATCACACTCTATACCCTTCTTCATTTGTGACTGATAACTCTAATTTTGATATGTGGAGCAATAATGGCTAAGTTTGGAAAAAGAAGTAAAGAAAGGTTAAGCACTTGTGATAATAAACTACAAAAAATATTTAACGAAGTTATCAAATATGTCGATTGTTCTGTTTTGGAAGGCCACAGAAGTGGTGAAAGACAAAACAAGCTTTATGATGAGGGAAAAACTAAGGTTCGGTACCCAAATGGTCGTCATAACTCTAATCCAAGTAGGGCTGTGGATGTTGCCCCTTATCCTATTGATTGGGATGATAGGGAACGCTTTCATTTATTTGCAGGCTTCGTGATTGGTATTGCTCAGTCTATGGGCATTAAACTACGTTGGGGTGGTGATTGGAATATGAACTTTGAGGTGGATGATAATAAATTTGATGATTTTCCTCATTTTGAATTAAGAAAGGAAGATTAATGAGTTTTATAGATGATTTAATGAAAAGCAAAGGAACAGGAGCTTTGGGAATTACATACGAAAAACCGAAAGCACATGACAATATTGATAATTTAATGTCATCTAACATAAGTCCTGAAATAGAAGAAGTTATACAAACAGCAATTATGGGAGGCATTGGTGGGCCAGCAGGTTCACTCAAAGGATTAACGCAATTAATAAAAAACAAAGGTGGTAAAGAAACTTTTAAAAAAGTTTCAAATATATTTAATGAAGCTAAAACACCTAAAGGAAAAGCTATATTAGATAAAATTACAGCAAATAATAAAAAAAAACCTTTTGAAGGAAATGACAAAGTTGCTAGGAATGAAATAGAAGATAACTTAGCAACTATAACAGGTATTTTTGCACCAATTATTGCAGGAGTTACAGCAAAAAAAGCAAATAAAGAATATAATTTAAGTGGTAATATTGCAAAAATGTTAAGACCTGACCCTTCTATGCCAACTAAAGAACAAAATGATGAAGATATGAATTTAATGAAAATGTTGATGAGTCCAGAAACGCAACTTAAATATTTAAAAAATACAGGACAAGGTTATCCTGCTGATGAGGAAATGTTTTTAAATTCTGAACGTGAAAATACTAATGACATGTTATTAAGATTATTACGTGAACAAAATATTGAGGAGTAAATATGTACGGTAAAAAGAAAAAATACCCAATGGGTGGAAAATTAAAAGGAATGCCTCATAGTAAAGGTGGAATACCTATTGAAGCTGAAGGCGGTGAGTTTATTATAAAGAAAGATTCAGTTAATCCAAATACAGAGTCTGTATTAAACTATATTAATGAAAATGGCAATATACCTACATCTAATGCAATGGACAGAAGTGAAACTTCTTACATGGGTGGCGGTATGGTGAAGCCTATGTATAAACATGGTGGTAAAGTTAATGAATTAAAAAAACATAGCAAACATCATTCTGCAAAACATATGAGCCAAATGAAAAAAGATATGCATAAAGGTAGTTCTTTAAAAAAAGCTCATAATAAAGCAATGAAGAAAGTAGGAAAATAATGTCTTTGTACGAAAATATTAATAAAAGAAAAAAAGCAGGAACAAGTAGGTCTAAAAAAAATTCAACTATATCTGCAAAAAATTATGCTAATATGAAAGCAGGTTTTCCTAAAAAAGATGCAAGGAAAAGAAGTAAAAAATCATGAAAGTAAATGATGCAAGGTTGAGGACTCAATCTTATCGTGAAGGTGGTAAAGTCGGTAAAAGAAGTCCTGCATGGCAACGTAAAGAAGGTAAAAACCCAAGTGGTGGTTTAAATAAAAAAGGCGTTGCATCATATAGAAGAGCTAACCCTGGTTCTAAATTAAAAACTGCTGTAACTACTAAACCTTCTAAATTAAAAAAAGGCAGCAAAGCTGCAAATAGAAGAAAATCATTTTGTGCAAGAATGAAAGGTATGCGTAGTCGTCAAAAACCAAGCAACAATACGGGTAAAGATAGGTTATCATTGTCATTAAAAAAATGGAACTGTTAATATATGGCCAATTTAAATCTTAATGGTAATGTATCAAACAATGAGAAAGTTCTTGAAATGGCATATAAAGACCTTGTTGTATTTGGTAAATTATTTTCACCACAAGACTTTCTAGCATCAGCTACTCCTGATTTTCACAATACTGTCGGTAAAAAACTTTTAGATAGAGATAATCAACAATTGGCACTTGTATTGCCTCGTGACCACGCAAAGTCAACCTTAGCTGCAACTGCGGTCTTACATCGGTTCTTATTTGCGAATAAAGAAAGCCCAGAATTTATCGCTTGGGTTGGCGAGGCGCAAGACCAGGCTATAGATAACCTTAATTGGATTTCTAACCACATATACTCTAATCCTGCAATACATTATTATTTCGGTGACTTGCAAGGTGATAAGTGGACTAAGAACGAAATAACATTAACAAATAATTGTAGGATGATTGCAAANGGAGCAGCACAAAGACTGCGTGGTAAAAAGCAATTATCTACAAGATATACTGGAATTATACTTGATGACTTTGAATCTGAGTTAAATACTAAAACTCCTGAAGCTAGACAACAAATAAAGAATTGGGTTACAGCTGCTGTATATCCTGCTATTGATTTTGATAAAGGTGGGTTTTTATGGTGTAATGGAACTATCGTGCATTATGATTCGTTTTTGAATGGACTTGTAAAGAATCACAAAGAAGCAATGAATAATGGTTCAGAGTATTCCTGGGATTTAATTACATATAAAGCAATACTTGATGATGGTACTCCGTTATGGCCTTCAAGATGGCCTTTAAAGAAATTAGACGAAAGAAAACAGTTTTATATAGATTCTGGTACACCATCTAAATTTTATCAAGAATATATGAATCAAGCTAAATCACCTGAAGACCAAATTTTTAGTGAAAGCGATATAGTTGATAATTTATATAGTGGTAGCATTAAATTTGACAATCAAAGAGATTCTTGGTATATAAAGTTAGAAGATGGAGGAATTGAGTATGTTAATATTTACATTGGTGTTGACCCTGCTTCGACTCTTAGTGCACGTAACGATTATAGTGTTATTATGGTTATTGGCGTTACCGCTGACTATGATTATTATATTATTGAGTATTGGAGACAAAGAGTATTACCCATGGACTGTGCAGATGAGATATTTAAAATTGCTGAACGATACAAACCAATTAAAAGAATAAACATTGAAACTATATCATATCAGGAAATGTTAAGAGATTATATACATAAAAGAAGTAAAAAAGAAGGAAAGTTTCTTCCTGGTATAGAACAAGGTATAAAAGGCTATGGTAATCAAAAAAAGAAAGACAGATTATTTGAAGGTCTACAACCTATGTTTAAAGCAGGTGCTGTACATCTTAAAAAAGATATGCATGAATTTATTGGTGAATTATTAGATTTTCCTAAAGGAAGTCATGATGATACTATTGATGCGTTTTGGTTGTCAACACAATTTGCTAAAGGCAGTAAATCAGCCAGTAAAGTTAAAAGAATTAAAAATAATAAAGAAGAGTGGGAAAAGCCAAAAAAGACCTATAATTGGATTACAGGGGCAAGGGGTTGATTATTATAATAAATATGTTATATATTACATAGCATGATAGAATCCGATAAAAAAGCAATTTACGTAAAAGAACTTTATGATAGATGGTCAGATGCTCGTAAAGAGTGGGAAGACCATGCTCGTGAAGATATTGACTTTTATCTTGGTAATCACTTTAGTGAAGATGAAGCTCAAGCACTTGCGGAAAGAAATCAATCTAATATACCTTTAGATAGGATATACTCAGCTATTGAACAGTTTAAAGCTATTATAACATCTAAACCACCAAAATTTTCTGCTATGCCAAGAGAAGATTCTGATAGTGATTTAGCTAGTGTATGGAAAACTATATTAGATTATATATGGAATATATCAGATGGTAATGAAGTATTTAAGCAAACAATACACGATTACTCTGTAACTGGACTCGGTTATTTTTATGCATATGTAGATAGAGAAGCTGATTATGGTAGAGGTGAAGTTAAATTTACATATGTAGACCCATTTAGAGTTGTTATTGACCCTAATGCTAGAAGTAGATATTTTGATGATGCTGCTGGTATGATGTTATCTACTATATTTACTAAATTTCAATTATTGGATTTATATCCTCAATTATCAGAAGAACAAGAAAATGGTAAGATGATGATTGATTTAATAGAAAATTACAGAGAAGATGATACTTTTCCTTCTTCTATGAATAAAAGAACTGTTGGTACATTTACTCCTGATTATGTTAAAGATAAAGATACAGGTGAAGGTTCTGAGAAGTATCAACTTATTGAACATTTTTCTAAAGTTAAAGTTCCTTATTATAGAATACTTGATATGGAATCAGGTGAAGAAAGAATTTTAGATGTTAAAAATATGGAAAAGTTTTTAGCTGACCCTAAAATTTCTAAAGCTTTAGAAAATAATCTTATAGATGTTGTCGAAGTACAACAAACAAGAATTAAATTAACATGCACTTTAGGTCAAACAGTATTATATGAATATGTATTAAATACTGATAAATACCCTATAGTGCCTGTACCAAACATTTGGACTAATACTCCATATCCAATGAGTGATGTTAGAAAGAATAAAGACTTTCAAAGATTTTTAAATAAAACAATGTCTTTAATTACATCACATGCACAAGCATCATCTGGATTAAAATTACTTATACCACAAGGAAGTGTTGATGATATTGAGGAACTTGAAAGAAACTGGGCAAATCCAAATGCGACTATTGAATATGACCCTTCATTTGGTGAACCACATTTTCCCTCTCCTCAGCCTTTATCAAATTCAGTTATGCAACTGCCTCAGCTTATTGAGAAATATATTGATTTAAATATGGGTATATTTGAAATGATGCAAGGCAATAGTGCTGTTGCACCAAATACATCTTCAGCTACAATGATGTTAGAAGATTTTGGTCAAAGACGTAGTAAATCTAAATTAAGAGATGTTGAAGGTTCGCTTAGAAGACTTGGTCAAGTTGTTTATAATTTAGCTAAAGAACATTATACATATAAAAAAGTATTTAGAGTAGCTCAACCTAATAATGATATGAGTGAATATATGGTTAATTTTTATAATGACAAATCACAAGCAATTAGTGAAATGATAAATGATTTAACAATTGGTCAATATGATATTAATATTATTGGTAATTCTACAATGCCATCTAATAAATGGGGTGAATGGTCTATTTACATGGAAGCATATCAATCTGGTTTAATTGACCAAACAGAAGCATTAATGAAAACAGATATATTTGACAAAGAGGGAGTGTTGCAAAGAATGGATATTGTTGCTAAATTACAGGCGCAGTTACAGCAGTCTCAAGAACAAATTAAAAATTTACAGGGTGATTTACAAACAGCTCACAGAGAGTCAATCTCATCAAGAAAGAAAGTTGAAGTTGAGAAATTTAAAACTGAGCTTAAATCACAAGAATCACAATCCAAATCAGCTAATAATTTAGCGGTTGGAAAATTAGAACAGGCAGTTAAACTCGAAGCAGAGAAGTTACGTTTACGTGGCCAAGCTCAAGATAAGCAAGAGAGATTGCTAAACAAAGGAGAGTAAAATGGATAACGCATTAGAAAATAACAATCTTGAAGAAGGTCAAGTTACTGATAATGTAGGGCAAGATGAAACAACTCAGCAGCAAGAATCTGGAAGTGATTGGGAATCACAAGCTAAATATTTTCAATCAGAAAAAGATAAACTACAAGCTGAAAACCAAAAGTTAAAACAATACGAGCAAGTTGGACAAATGTTGGAATCAAGACCTGATATTGTAAATACCATTAGTGGTATGGTTCAGGGTGGTCAACCAACACCAGAAGCACGTGTAGAATTATCTAAGGATGAGTTTGACCCTTGGGAAGCCTATAATGACCCATCGTCTAAGTCGTATAAATTTCGACAACAAGAGTTACAAGACACAATTAACACCGCTGTTCAAAGCCAAGTTGGTGATGTAAAGAAAGAAGTTGGTATGTCTAAACTTCAAACTGAACTTGCTAACAAAGGATTAAATCCAGAACAAATTACATCGTTTATGGATTTTGCTAGTAAAAATCCTGCAGAATATGGTATTGACGGTGCTATTAATATGTGGCAATCTGTGACTCAAAACAAGGCCGAAGCTGTAAATAATAATAATCCACTGGATACAATTCGTCAAAATCAAGCAGTTCCTCAACAAGCTGGTATTTTAAATGGTGAGCAACCTGCTAAAAAAGATGATAAAGATTCAATGTGGGAAGGCATTATGAAAGCTGGTAGCCGCAACAATGTATTATAAATAAAGGAGAAGAT